CCTTTTCTGTCTTGTTCATTTACGCATCCTCTTTATCTTGTTAGCCCATGCCCCGTTCTTTAGAACGGGGACGTTGACTTTATAGTTTTACCTTCCTCGATTCCTTCATCACTAATAATCCTCTGTCTGGATCATATTGCACGATTAAATCATCTCGATTCTCAAACGGAATCTCGCCATCGACAATCCCGACTATATTTATAATCGCAATAGTTTTGCCTTCTTTTTTGTAAAAAGTTCCTCTCATAAAGTATATAATAAGTAGTTAATCAATATAAACTTATGGATAACTATATAACTTAATATAACCTTATGTACATAATGAGGTATAATATGAAACTGAAACCAATAATATATATGACTTTGATATTATGTGCAATGGCGTTTCCTGTGATGGCAGCGGAAGGTGACTTCACAATGCCGACATTCTCGAAAGCATGGGGAGATTTAGACACAGGCTTGAAGACTAAAATAATGTGGATTGTAGGGATTGCGTTTGTAGTTCTAGTGATCTGTGCGATTTTGGGCGCCATGTTTGGCGGTGCAAAAGCAACCCTGGCAACAATTACCGGGAATGTTGGAAGCAGGTCTGAAGGCATATCGTCCGTACTTATCACAATAGGTGTTGTATTCCTGGCAACGTTGGTGATAGGATTTGTGCTATGGATTGCAGGATAACGATATTCGTGGTTCTTGTATTCTTCCCCCAAACCGCATATGCCGGATTATTCGATATGCTTGATGAGAAATATATCAACAATATCTCAGAGCTCCCATTTAGTCCTGGCAGGCCTGTGATAGAATGGCAGAAAAGCGGACATATCGAGGCCTGGGTGGATATTGTCGGCTTCCGCGATCTTATCAGGGATGAGGATAATTATCTTATCCGGGGAGATCTCGCAGACCTGGCGATTATACAGTATGATGCAAAGGTAAGCGTACCCGGAAGCGTACAGAAGGTTACTAAATCCGTTACAATCTCAACAGCGGGAAACCTTACAATAGCATCATTAACCGTATATCTTTACTGGAAATCGATTTTATGCTATGATAGTTCATGTTGGGAGGTCCCACACCATGAAACCGCAACATTTCATGACACTGAAAAGAGTCCTAATCAATTCGATAAGGTCTATAGGCCCAGGATAAACATAGTTGAATATAACAATACAATAGAGCAAAAGATAGCCATTATAGTCCTAGAACCGAACAGCAGCAAGATTATTATCAGATATGGTAACAATTCCGTAACGCAAACACTAAAATCATATCACGTAGAGCAGACAGAAAAGGGGATTTATTACGCTAATGCTTCACAGCTGGAAGCGTGGGATATCCAGGGGGCGGATATAGGGCGCTTCGGTAATGCGATAATCATTAATACGAATCTCTCAGCGGTTAATTATTCACAATTGGAGATCATCATATCCGATATTTACGGGTCCGTTAAAACGGATCCTTCACAATTCAACATTACCAGGGAAACTTATGAACCTGAGAAAATCGTATATAATCCGCTTCTATTCGGATTCATTGGAACTATCTTAACACTATTTAGCGCATCAGTATACATTGTAGGGAGGATACTATGAAACGATATCACATACTAAGAAAATTCATGTCTGAAAAGACATTCTGTCGTTTGATTTCATTTACACTCATAATCCTAATAATGATATTGTACTTTCTTTCCGGGTGTGTTGAATCTAAATTAACTTACACTCATCAAGCGCCACAGAATTATACTGAAACCTTATCATTATATCCTGATGGAACATTTACAGGCGTGTTCTATGAAGATAGATATTTCCCGGATATTACAATATCTGGCATATATCGGATTACCGATACTGAAATTATCCTGACTACACCAACAGGAAACACAATTATATTTACAAAATCAGGAAAGACCTTATTATTTGAGGGCGATACATGGGAGTAGTTGATGATGTAGCAGCCGCATCCGTGAAGAAAGGTATGGAACTTTTCACTTATACAATAGGTGATTCCATGACTGATCTAAGTGGAAATGGGACTGTTGCGAATCGTGGCGAAACACCACAACTTATTGTGAATATGTTATCACTAACTGTTGATCCGTTCTCACTTGAGTTTGTACGTGATTGGTGGGGAACATCTCTTATATTTTTCGTGATGGTCGCGATTGCATATATTTGTGCAGGTGGTGGATTTGCAATTCTATCCACAATCTCTCCGCAGACAGTACAACGATTAAATTGGATTGATGGTGGAACATACACAAACCATTTTCAGATAAAAGAATGGATATCAAAAATAGTTCTTACATTGGTTTTTCCATTCCTGACTTACTTCGGATTATACTTTATTCTGCAATTATGCTATGTAGTGACAGCGCTGTTGGCTACATCAGCACTAGATGGGATCCCATTAACACCTGAAAATATTGTCGTGTACTCTTTCATGGCGTTATCTTATTTATTACTTTCTATTATAATGAGTATTAGAAATATCGTAATTGTGGTGTTCTGTGCTGGAGGACTAATGTTAGCGGCATTGTATTTGATCCCTGCATTACAGAACCTTGTGAAGAATATCTTTATGTACTTCCTACTCATTGTATTTATGCAACCTATTTTAATATTCGTTGCAGCAGTAGGCGTGATGTTTATTACTGCGCTTCCTCCTAATACGATTATGCAAATGTCGTCATTGACCGCGCTAATGATACTACTTCTGATTATCGGTTTGATTATAATATTTGGATATGGAACTCTTTCAAGAATGATAAGGGAGGCATTATGAGTAATAGTCACACAGTGCCAAAGAGTTTACGAAGAATAAACGAAGAATTCCAGGGGTTGCCAATACGGTATGTTGCAGTAATTGTCGTGGTGGCACTTACTTGCCTAATACTTATAATAACAATACTGTCGGCTAAAAACAAGATCATTCCACTTATCATTCTGTTCGTAGTGCTTGCGTTTTTCTTCAAATTCATGCGGTCTACTGCAATACTGACGAGATCATGGCTTGCATACAAGTTCTTAATTCGAGGATTGAGGGGACAAAACGTGGTTGCTAAGTACACGTCAACAGCAACATTCATGACATCTATAGTACCGATTGTTGAGTTCCATGATGCTGGTGTGATCGAGTTCGCCGGCAAAAAATATGGGATGATGCTTAAGGTTGACCCGGATAGAGTTTCTGATGATGAGATTGAAACACACATCAATCAAGTGCGCTCGTTGATCGATTCGTTGCATGGAGAACTGATGCTGAAATCATATGTTGTAAGTGTGCCAACAACCGTTCGTCCTGTGGAGAAAGGAATAGTTAAATTATTAAATGAGCAAGGACGCACAAAGCAGGAACAAGACCACTTATATTCTCTGTACAATCAGGCATTAGAGAATACATCACCAGTAATTCAGTGGAAGTTTTATATTTTTCTAGGACTTGGAAAATATGATAATCTTCAAGATGCTTACATAGCCAAACAACAATACTTTCCTGGACTAATAAATAAACTAACAAAAGCAGGAATGCACATAATTCCAGTAAGGAACAAACAGGAATTGGGACAAATATACCGATCATTAATATCTCAGGTACAATCATGAATATATTCCAAAAACTTAAACGAAAAGTAGCAGTAGCTACTATGGAAGCTGATAAGGAATTATACTTTGATCACTTACCGCGTGTGATTGCACCATCAACTATCGAAGAATTCCCAACACATATTCGTATCAATAATGAAACGATGGCACGATGTATAGTTGCAGGAATCCCCCCGACCAGTGATCTGGCAGGATATCCGGCGGATTTGAACCCGCGCGTCATTGATGATCTCATGAATCTATCCAGTTCAGGATATCAGATAGCGTATTCTTTCGCCGTAATTCCAATCTCAAACGTAGAATCCATGCGGATGATTGATAAGGCGATTTATGCCAATAAAGTATCTCAGGAATCATTTAGGGATAAGAAAGGAAACGACCGAAATAAACAACCACCACTCAAGAAAGTACTTGAAGAAGAAGATTTCGTAGCGAATTACCGGGAGATATTTAAAGGTAAACAGAAGATGTTCCACACAGCATTCATCATAATTTTTTTTGGTAAAACAGATATTGAATTGAGGGCTGCCGAGAGTCACGTCAAAGTTATTCTTGAATCGAATCGTATCTATTACGAGGCGCCGGACTATAAACAACTTGATACATTTCTTTCCGCTCAACCATATCCATTCTCTCAGGATTATTCATGGTGTGAACTGTTCAGCTACCATACCAGTGCTCTGTTAGGTACTCGAAATACTAATTCTCGCACCGATGAAACCGGGCTTCTGTTCGGACAGGATATGAAAACAGGAAAAGACGTGATGATTGACCTAACCACTCTGGCAGCATCGCATATGTTCGTGGTTGGAATGACAGGATCTGGAAAAACATTTACATCCCAAATCCTGCTTATGCGCGCATTAACTATGTTACGAAAACGAGTTATCTATATTACTCCAAAAGCGGACAAAGGAACAGATTACCGGGCTGTTTGTGACTACTTCGGGGGATCAGTTATCGACATTGGAAATGGTGACTCGAACATAAATCCGCTCCAAATCATGTATGATAAACAAGCACACGGCAATTTAATTCGTGTTTTCGATGATCATTTCGAGTTATTAACGCAGTTTTTCCAGGTGCTTTTTGAAGGGTTGTCTATCAACATGACCAATTATATCAGCGAAAGTCTGATTGAAACATACAAACGTAAAGGAATTATCCGAGGATTACCAGAAACATGGGAGAATTGTACTGAATTCCCTACTATGTTGGATCTCCGCGATGTATGGCTCGAAGATTCTAAGGATACTCTGAACGTAACTGCAAAAGCTCTGGCTGATAAATCGTTCCTATTTACAACTGCATGGTCATTCTTGAATAGGCCGACAAACATCAACCTTTCAAGCGATTTCATAGTATGCGACATATCCAACGTACCTGAAAGTCTCAAGGATGCCCTTAACGTGTTCACTACGGGGCTGATGGGGCTACGATTCCAGACGGATACGAAGAAGGGCACGGTCTTGATGATAGATGAAGGCGCTGTGTTCCTGCGTAATCAGAAACTATCCACATTCCTACTCCGTGCACTCACCCAGGGGCGCAGTTTCGGAGTAAGTCTATGGCTCGCAACTCAACAACCATCTGATTTACAGAAAGTGAATTTATCTGAGGAATTCCGTACCAACATGCCACTCTCAATTATTCTTGGAAATATGCGAAGTGATACTGTTGATATCGTGAAAGGATTTTTTAAGTTGGATGAGAATGCAACTACTGACCTACTCAGTGCAGGAGTCGGTGAGGGGTTACTTCTTGTTGGTGAAGAAGTCATCCCAATAAAGTTCAAACCATCTCAACTTGAACTCGATATTATTAAAGGCAAACGAAATAAACAAATAGCTTCTGTGCATGATGGTATTAAACTCAAGCATGAACTACTCAATACCATTGTTATTGAGCAGGGATTAGTATTTCAAGAATGGATTGATGGCGAAGATACACAGATGCAATCGTTGGGATACGAGTCACGAAGAGTACAGCGCGCCGTAGGTGCCGGAATGGCGAGGGTATGGATAAAACGAGAACTCATCGAATGCGAGTCCATCCATAATCAGAGCATTGATCATTATTGTACAGTTGGATTTATTGCAGGATACCTGGCACTAAAAGGTATACTGTCCCAGATATCACACCAAGAAGGAGCAGATATAACATTTGAGTCCAAGGACACAAAAATATCTATCGAATACGAACATGGAATGCAATCTACCCAAGTATTACAACATAAAAAACAAAATACCAATCAAGGCATGTTGGTATTTATTGGAAATGCAAGTAATATTAAATATCTTTATTCTGCAGTGGGCGAACAAAACGTGATTAAACGCGGGCAGCAGTTAGCGGATTTCTTAGATGAGATTATCGAATCTGAAAAAACCCTTAAAATATAATAGAAAAACCCCTAAACCTTCATATTAGAAGCTATCCGGTGTTATTCTGACAAGCGAAAGCGTATAAACGGTGCGAACGTATATTGTATGGATGCATTGTTTTTAGTACATTTACATTTATCCTTAGAGGCACCGCACAGAGCGAAGCGGCGTGCGGTGTGGGTTACTTCGGTTCATACTCGTTATACGCATCCAAAGAACGATTGCCGTTCAAATCAGCAATAAGTCTCTGTTCCGCTATCTTACAATATTCTGGGTCAATTTCAATTCCTATATATCGATGTCCTAATTTTTTATAAGCAATTAATGTACTTCCTGAACCTGCAAACATATCTAAGCCGATACTGTTAGGGGGGGTGATTAATTTAATAAGGTATTCCATAAGTGCTTGTGATTTTACAGTAGGATGATTGTTCATATTCGGCTTTGAATCGAACTTTACTTCTATAAATTTAGGATTTGCGCAAATGCAAGGACTACCACTATTCTTCCACTTTCCACAAACTTCGCATTTTAATCCTCCCTGCCCCCTTCCTGCCATCGGAGTTTCTCTTTTTGTTCCGATTGACTGAGTAAGTCCGTTATCTCTCTCACTTCTCGACGGCTTTGCACAATAGAAGAATCTGGATGCTGAACCCTCATTTGAATCATGTATTTGTTTTGTTTCTCCTGTTGGTTTGCCTAAAGAGAAGCCATTGTTAGTATATTTATACGGTTTTGTCATAGCGCCACTTTTACTATGTGGGAACTCTGCCAGCACTTCATCAGAACCATCATGAATGAAATTGGCTGGAAACCGACCATTAATACTTTGTTCTGTGTCTTTCAATCCTTCTGGTTTCATACCAAATCCCTTTGCTACTTCTCCAGCACGAATAGTACGGTTCGATTTCCTACCATCATTTAATTTTTCGTGTTCTTCTATTGTAGTGTGTACTCTACATGCTTCAATATTAATTCCACCCACACCCCATTTTAATACATTCTCTGCAACGGTATCTTCACTTATCGGCTTCCTGACAAGCCACCAACACTCTACTGCTGGCTTCAATGCAGTTCCATATCCTTCCCATTCAGTAGTGCCTTTTGTTAAATGCATTTTTGGTTTGGTTTCCCACCCTTCGACTCCGAACTTTGCCTTTCCACTTCCGTTTCTACCTTCCCTACCAAAAGGTTCATGTTCGCCTAAATCTTCTCTCTCGTTTCCTTGAAACTTATCAATCGCCTTGCCTATATTCAGAGATTTGGGGAATCCAGAACCGAACACATGATAAATACAATCTCTTATCTCGAATCCAGCATCTTCTAATGCCATTGCTGTCCAATGTGATGTTCGTGGTAAAGCCCACACCAATGCATGACCGCCAGGCTTCAAAACTCTTAATCCTTCCGCCATGATTCCAGAGATATAACTTATGAAGTTGTCTCGGTCTTTCTTTGTTTGATTATAAAACGAGGGCATTAATTTCTTTCCAAAACCACCGAATGTATCTCCGCCTTCTTTGTTTTGTTGCGACCACCCTTTGCTGCGTTTATTGTTCTTGAAACTATCCCACTCTTTTCCCATAAACTCTATCCCTGCAGGCGGGTCAGTAACAATCGAATCGAAATAATTATCAGGGAATATCTTAAGATGTTCGATAGCGTCACCGCAAATTACTTTATTTATTGGCAATATGTTATTCATGCGTCCTCTCTGTATGTTAAACTGATGCCTCGGACTTGTAGTCCGAGGTCGTAGTCACTTCGGGGAGCAACTTCAATGATTTGAACTGTTATGCGAATCTATAGTCATTTTACCTCATATTTCTTCGTTTTCTTCTGCTTCTATTTCTATGATAAATCGTTCCGTATCTTCTCCCATATAGATATTTTTACATCTATGTCCTAATTTTTCGATTGTTTTCTCTTTCAATATTAATCGTTCCATATTTTTTACCTCTTTCTGTATGTTGTTTACGCATCCTCTCGATACTTTAACCCATGCACCCTAATTTATTCGGGTGACGTTGACTCATGGTATCCTGCCTGAAGCCATGGCAATGAATGTTATCATAATGATAATGACAATGAGGATATACCACACGTGCAACGGGTCGATCTTCATAATATCGACACCCGCACCAATTGTTCGTGACATTCATGAACATCGTCAGTTAAAACAACAGCACCACACCAAGGACATTTTATATGTGTTGCTTTTTCTTCACAAGTCCCAGTATAACTACTCATGGCGGTATGATCGCTTTCATCAATGGCGGCGCAGGTTTTTTCGCTGCAAGTTTGTTCTTATTCTCATATCTGCTCTGATCTATGCAGAATTTACAGTTGTTTTTAGCTATATTATCGTCTTTGGCAGTATAGCCGTTAATACAAGACTCGAAAACAATATCATCACAAGAAGGTTCTTCTTTCCCACCAAACACACCATCATTATTAGTATAACTTATAATCGCAGATAATGGAACATCCTTAAGGAAACCACGCAGGATAACTGCTTTGTTTACGTAAGTCACCTTGCCATAAGCGCGGAGTATATCTTTTTGTTCTGACGGGTGATCATAGAGGTACTTAAGGTCGCTGATGTTCGTATAAATAAACACTGATAAGTAGCCTACTCGTGAAATCTTTATCTTCTTGCCACCAGGATGAAGCCAGTATATTGATTTCCCTGCGGTTACTGGCTGGACAGATACCTCAAATGCGGCGATCTCGGTGAATGCGAAGGCATGTGCAGGCATTGGTTTAATACCGCTCTGATTAATAGCTGGAGCCAATTCTTTGGTTATCTCTGAACCAGAAGGCAGTTTGTTATATTTTGGAAATGTTGAGTTAGAACTATCACTGATAAACGGGTTTGGATTCGCCTTTATTATTTCTTTCGCTGCATCACGCAGGATATCGATTCTATCTTTTGGCTTCTCTGTTTTCTTGTCCGTGATACCCAAGAGTTCTTTGACTTTCTGAACCAGTTTATCTTTCGAGACGGCAAAGGTCTTGAACGTGATGCCATCTTTCACCAAATACCCTTCTGTACATTCGTCTATTGTTACACTCCTCATAATTTTACCTCATAATGATGATAATAACTAAGTTCTTCCAACTTCTCTGCATCTGCCGTCTCTATCGCCAACCGCTCAAACAATCCCGGTATCCGTGCAGATTCCGTCCGCTCTGACCAGTTCAGACAACTTGCATTCATCAAGTGCGCGAACTCAGGTGAGCGACATTTCTTTGTTGGTGCAGCGCAGGAAAGGCATTGAGTCTTAGTCAAGATTACACCCTCGTTTTTTGGTCAAGCTTTTTCGCAAAAAGGTTGCTCCTGAATCCTAAACAGGTCTGCGGCTTGCATGACTTATATTTCCTGTTAGTTGCAGCATTCAATGTCTGGCAGCCAAGCCGACCGGAATGATTCTTACACGGATGACAAATGGGCACGAAGATCACGTTCCATTTAACAAATCTATGTTCTCATATACATTTCCGATAACCTCACAATCTTTCAAGCCATTCATTTCAGTTACGAAATGATCATGAATCCATCCTTTTCTATCGACTCGAAAACCAGCTTCTTTTTCTGACCATTTGATAAGGTAAATATTCCTATCGTCTTTTAAGAAGTCGTTTCCGTAAATCTCTGTGCCGTTCACGTCCAGCAACCCAGTGAACTGGTTCAACTCAATGAAATCTAGCTTCTGTGCCTCATAAATATACCGAGCGTAATGATCGTTGAATCGCTTCAACAGATGATCCCAAGCCCGAAACTTTATGACTGGATGTTGTGACATGCAGTATCACTCACCCGGCATGACAAGAGGAGATACATCCAACTTCAACTCAGAAGCAATCTTCGCTCTCGTCAACTTACGCAAATGAAACGTCAGCGCATCCTCCGCAAAAACACTCAAATCACCTTTCTTCCCGCCGCCCTCAGCAACAAATACTCTGATTTCCTTGTCTATATCATCGCTTATCTGAAAATGCATGTGTCCCATACTATATACTTATGTGTTTATTAGATATATACTTATGTGCGCAACACAAACCAAATAGTCACAAAAAAAATACCGAAAAAAAATAAGCACAAACTAACAAAAGATATTCGGGAAGATGATAAGAAAGAGAAAAGCATGCTTAGGTCATGTGGTCTAAATCCTGGGTGTAAAATCCCTATAACTGTTATGTCTGTTGTGTTCATCTGCGATAGTTGGGCCATAAATTGCGTAACGCCATATTATCACAACATAAGTAAATACTGAATATAATCTACATTATATACAGTTTTTAGATTGAATCGATATCGGCAACTGAATAGAGCAAATACATTATGCGACCGTGCGCCAGAATCCCGTTACGCTATCGACCGATAACTATATAACCTAATAAGTGTATAAGTAACTATGTTGGAACATTACCAACATGGAGAAAATAAACTATGACCAATGAAATTAGATATACAACCTTTCAGAATAAGCCGCTGGAAAAGGAATATAAAGGGATAAAATACGGCATAACCTGTGATCAGTATGTTGTATCAAGGCAGAGAATAGGCAGAAATAAAGACAACTATTTTTTCAATGAAAAGGACTTTATGGCAGCTGTGGACTTGATGATTAAGCGCGCCGCTGAGGTATGAACATGGTAAATAAAGTATACGATATCATCACAGAGCAGATAATAGAACAGCTCGAAAAGGGAGTTATACCCTGGAAACAGTCATGGACGGAGGGAGGATTACCGCGTAATGGTCACAGCAATAAGCAGTATAACGGGATCAATACCTTTTTGTTGGCATCGAAGGGATACATAAATCCTAATTGGTTCACCTTCAATCAAGTATCAGAGATGGGAGGCAATGTTAAGAAGGGAGAAAAGGCAACAATGGTCATATTCTGGAAGAAATACACATCAGTAAATAAGGATGATGGCAGGCAGCCGGGCGAAATGAGCACAAAAGACCTTGATGAGCGCTTAGTAATGAGATACTACAATGTCTTCAACTATGAACAGACTGAAGGCCTTAACGCGCAGAAATACGCATCTAAAACGCAAGTATTCAATCCCATAAGCGCCGCTGAAGATATCGTAAAGGGATTTGATAAGGCCCCTAAGATACAACATGAATACCAGCGCGCATATTACATGCCTGCCTTTGATACTGTGAACATGCCGAAAAGGGAGACATTCAGTAAACCAGAGTTCTATTACAAAACGCTGTTTCATGAGCTCACGCACAGCACAGGACATGAGAGCAGGCTTAACAGGCCACTGAAAGGTTTTGCAGAGTCCAATAAGCAGGACTACAGTAAGGAAGAGCTCATAGCAGAAATGGGCGCTTCCTTCCTATCCGGTCGCGCGGGAATCTTTGAACATGAGCAACTCGAAGAGAGCACAGCTTATATTCAATCATGGATCAAAGTATTGAAGAATGATACACAAATGGTCATCAAGGCAGCCAGCGCAGCACAGAAGGCAGCGGATTACATAACCGCTGCTAATTAATTTTTTGGAGTGATAAATATGATAATAAAAGAAATAACCGTAAATCTGTGGACGAATCAAGGCGAAACTTACGTAAAAATAATAGGATATGATAAAGAAGGTAACGCAAAAACCTTAATCAAAGAATCAAATCACGGCACCTGGGCGCGCGATATGTTGAAAATGGGCGCACAGGGATATTATGACCTGTGGGCGCCCCGGTTCATAGGTATGGAGGCAACAACATGAATAATTATAGACGAATAATAGCAAATAAATATGGTGTGAAATTAGATAAACCATTATACCAGATAGGACAAAGTCCTATTTTATATCTCACAGAAGAAGAAATAGAAGAAGCAAGGAGCAGGCATACAAATTTATTTTGGGAGGAATAACCAACATGAACGCAGCATTCAAAATAGGCGATACAGTCAAGAGAACTGATTATCATAATGATGGTAAGGTGTACATGATAGACCGCATACGAGAATGGCGCGGCGCAGTATTGTACCATATGGTTGGTCAAGGCTGGGCGCAGGGTTGGGCATGGGTCGCAGAATGGAATATTAAGAAGGTGACGCTATGAGCATAGTAACAAAGCAGCATGTAAGGTATGGGCGCGAATGGGTACACCCTAACCTTATGAAAGGCAGCCGGGAAGGTAACAGGATTAAAGCGGAACTTAATCGCATGGCGCGCCGGGTCGCACGGATGGAGGCGCAGAAGATTGAGATTGATGATATTGAGTATTTCATTGATGTGCAAGAGAATATTATAGGAAGGATAGTATGACCACAGGACAGCTTAAGCAATATCGTACCGGCTTTCTGCAATGTATGGATTGCTGCACGGATTACCTACAGGCAGAAGAAGCCTTAGCGAAGATCAACGGGCATGAGGTCAACTTATGCCCCTGGTGCCGCCCTGATAGCGCGCCCTGGACGTATGGGAGGGGAATATAGCTATGATATGCATTGAAGGAAGCTATGACCCTGCTAAAATTTGGCGCGAAGTCCTGGAGATGCACAGAAATGAGGTTTTGACAACTCACACTATCGCGAAGATAGCGGAAGAAGGCGCAGCACATGAAGACCAAAGCACGCAAAGACCATAAGAAATGCAATTGTCCAGAGTGCCGCGCGGAAGGTGTGCGTTTTTGGAAACACCACAGAAGTAACAGAAGGTAGTTTAGTTGTGATATATTGTATAACACAATTAAACTATTCTTTTTTTAATTTCATGAGTTAATCATGAGTTAATTATGAGATAACTATATATCGTATAGGATTATATATTGCAATGAGGTTAATACATGACTACAAACAAAAGTAAACGTAATGTTGTATCATTACCGGAACAATTCTGCAATGTGTTGGATAACTTAGTTGATGATAAGATGATATGTAATAGAACCGATGCATTAAAACAAATCATCTTAGAGCAGGCAAAAACCCATCCAGATAAATATATATTTGTACAAAAATCTTTACCGATTCCTGCATGGATTACTAAACGTAAATGGTTTACAGAAAAGGTAGCAGAGGAATTCGCCTCTATCCTGAAGATAGCAGACGATGCCGGAGAGACGAGCGCCTTGATAACTTTAGATGAGGTAAAGACCGGACTGAAAGCATGGGAATATATCGGCGTTGATGGTTTAAAGGAGTTGCGCGCTATGAGGGCAGCGAAGAAGAAGGCAGCAGAGCAGGGCGCGCCATGACCAACACAGACATAGTGATTATAGTGCTGCTAATCGACGCTGTAATAATCCTGGTAGGCGCGCGCTATATCTGGCTACACGTGCCTGCCAAATCAACATGAAGCGCACCTGGAAGAGAGCATGACCGCGCTATGAAGTTAAGGTACTTTTTTTTATGATCATGGGTAAATGGACTGGCATTTTCGCCCTGAAATTTATCAATTAATTTTCCGCTTTTTCGTGAAATGCTGCACTATCACGCGCTCTATCTGCTCAGGATCGTTCCTGAGCTTCTCAATGAGCAGAGATAACATCTGTTGCACAGTCTCAACAGAGAAAGGCGCCTCATCGAAACGCAAGTTCAGGATATTGCGCGCCTCCTTGATTTGCTTATCACCCCAGATATAAATAGGGCGCGCCGGGTCTGGTGGTTGATTTTGTTCCATTATTCCCATCCTCGTGCCTTGCAATAATCAAACACGTATCTACTCAATTCTAAATTATCTGGCAGGTTATCTATTTCAGTCTCTATTTTTAGTTCCATAAATTCCTTCAATTCTGGTACATTATGATGTATTTCTAATAACTGAGTTAAGTTATATCTGTCAAAACTTTCTTTTAACAGTAATACTATTTCTTTATTATAATTATTGTGGACAGACTGGACAGACTGGACAGAAGGAGTATTAAGGTTAGATATAGCCTTTTCATTATCATGGGACAGACTGGACAGACTGGACACAGCATTTATCTGTTTTGCCGATATAACCATTTCTAAGGCATCTACCAACTTTTGCCTGTCCACCTGTCCAAAGAGCCATTTTGCCTGCTCATAATCAACATCAATCGCCTCAATGATGAGGTGGACAGGGGAAATGGGCTTAGTCTGTCCACCTGCGCCCGATGCATTCTGAGTCTGTCCACTCGAAACGGCAGCCTCGTTTTTGCCGTTGTTTTCTCTTCCAGAGAGCCAAGAATTAAGTTTTAATCCAAACATTCCCCGGTCTCTAATATTGTTTCCTTTCTCATCGATATACCATCCACGACTTTTATAAAAACCTCTATTTTCTAATAATCCTGGCAATGTATTTTCCTGAACTGCCCTGACTCCGTGAGTATCACACCACAATTTATATAACGGATAATATATTTTGAATGGTACAAACCCTTCTTTATATTTATCGAAACAATAATTGATCCATTCCGCTAATTTATCGCTATCTTCCTGATAATCCAGAACTGTCTGTTTGACGATTTCTGGTTCGATCATTCCATTATCAAGCCACTGGAAACATCCTTCCAGCATCCAGTTAAGGATTCCGGGGGATTCGTCTATAAGTTTTTTCCATAATATTTCGTCCTGTTCATGTTTCGGGATTTTTTCAATAAATGGTATGCATTTTACCCGACTCCACATGGCGCCAGACGCATCAGGAATCTTGGGTTTGTTGTTGGTGGCGATAATTAATTTAAATTCCGGTTTCCACTGTGTGGGTTTTTCATGAAGTGTCCTGGTCTTCATAGTGTCCCTACCGGTAATGCGCTTGATCAACCCGTCTGTGAGGGTATCGCCTAAATCCGGCTCGCTCGCAAACGCAAACCGCGCACCTATCAAAGAATGTAGATCAACTGGGATACTTGATTTATTTTCTTTTATAAGCGCGGCAATCGGTATAGTCTGAGCATACTCATCTAAAATATATTGTATCTGTTCAATAAATGTTGTCTTCCCATTGTCGCCACCTGCTCCCCAGAAAATATAAAATGCTTTTTGCCTGACTTCCCCAGTTAAACATTGCCCTGATAAATTTTGAAGATACGGAATAACTTCCGGGCTGGTTTTCATAATTCGATTCAAAAATAATAACCATACATCACATTTCTTGGTTGCGTCGTACTGTATCGGAGAGATTTTTGTGATCATATCCTCGCGGTTATGATCCTGCAATTTCCGCGCAAGAATATTAACCGTTCCGTTCTGGACATTAAATAACCATGGGTTCTTATCAAAATCAGATGGTTGTGCGATTACACCGGGCTGCCCCTGAGCAAGTCGAATAGTGGACATTATTGCTTTTTCTGATTCTGTAGCGCGTGCATGTTTACGTAGTTTATCCACCTCATCCGTATGGCCACCACCGTTCGCCTCCGCGTACATGGATTGAATCATTTCATCAACAAGTACTGTCATGCTGCTGTTATCTTTCTTACCCCATCGTTTCCCATCCCACATCATCCAACACTTCCACGCGGGAACGTATCTGATATTGCGCTGATGCAGGGACACGAACCGCTTGGCGTTCCCAAGATCGGTATAATTCGCCAAATCGATAACGCGCGGCATGTCCGTACCTGCCTGGTGTAATTCATTCTCTATCCGTGCTTTCTCCTCGAATAGTTTTTTAATCTCGGCGCGGGGTGGCGTCATGGCTACCGCCTGCGGTATTCCTTGCACGCGCGGTTAGTGATATGTGTTTCGGTCTTTTTGCCTTCCTCTGCGACAAGACAAACAAGATCAGCGGGCAAGTACATACAATCTATACAATAATCCGTCATGTGTCACCTTGTCCCTGAGCATGTCGCGCATCTCCAGCCGAACAGGCAGCGTTTCGTAATCGGGTCTTTGTTCATGCACATAAGAGACGCCCCTAAACTGTGTATCTTTTATTCGTAAATTTTATAGCCCATCGCAACACCTCAGTCTTATTCTCGAATCCTAATTTTTTTTGCAGTTCTAAAAACTCGGTCTCGATGTCGTTTTTTAACTCAACATTTACATTTATCATAAATCCCTCATTAAGATAGTATAAGATAATCTTCATGACTATATATATCTTCTGTCCAATATTCTTTCGCCTTATTACGAACCATTGCCATTCGTGATAATACGAACTATCTCAAACCGAGCCTAAGACCTCGTACGGAGTCGCAACGGAGTACGAGGATTGTTATTCAAATGTCAGTCGCGCGGTCTTATTGTTTATGTATTCGATTTGCCCTTTGCATGGCGTATTTCCTTTCAGCCCCAGGTGTTTCGCCATTCGCGCAGGTATCCGTACAAAAATTGATCCTGAAATATCAACCACAGTCGTATCATCAACATTAAAATTATCTTCATCTGACATATTCGTAATATTGTCTTATAGAGTATATATAGATATTCAATTTGTAATCTTATAGAAACCTTTAAGTAGTATGTTGCTAATGTATGCTTGTAGGACTGCGACAAGATAGCAGGAATACAAAGAGGCCGCGAATATTGCGGAGAAGATGGCGCAAGCCATCCTCTAACCCACAGAAAGAAAAAATCGGAGGTCAAAACTATGGAACAATTCACAGCAAGCAGCGCGGGGATAAATAAGGATATCGCGGCGGGATCGCACATGCATACATCTTTCGACCCCGAAAAGCGGGCAATTCAAGAAACCGAAGGATTCAAGGCAGAAGTTCAAAGCATCTATGATGAATTGAGCGAGTCAGCAAAGAGCGAAAAACAAAAGCAATACCTGAACGAACAGATGTCAGTATTTCAAAGCAATTATGCGCATAAGTATAATGACTATCTTAGTACGAAAGGGCGTACGTTCAGTGTCATGATTACCGGCGCCTCTGGATTCAATAACCGCGCACACGACAAGACAAATAAGGCAGAGCAGAACCGCTATGAAGATTTGCAGGAGTTCAAACATAGAGCATTTGCGGCAATCCTGCGCGAGATAAAAAAGATGGCAGTTGAAGAAGCGGGCGGAGAGTTGGCAGTAATGCAGAAAAAAATAGAGTCCGCTGAGAAATGCCATGAGGTAATGGTAATCTCTAATCGCATCATCAAGAAGAAAGGCGCCACGCAAGAGGAAAAAGTAAAAACAATTATGGACGCAACCGGAGTCAGCGAAGAAATGGCAACTAAAATGTTTAAGCCCGATTATATGGGGAATATTGGTTTTCCTGGTTGGTCGCTTCAGAACTCAAACGCCAATATTCGGCGCATGAAGGAACGGATCACAGAAATGCAGGCAAAAGAGGCAACCCCGACAAGTGATATCACTTTCGCGGGCGGTAGCATTGTAGATAACGCGGAAGCCGACAGAGTACAAATACACTTCGATGCAATCCCGGACGAAGCAATGAGGTCAAAGCTGAAAGGCGAGGGTTGGCGATGGAGTCCATTTAATACGGCATGGCAGCGGAAGAGAACGCCTGCGGCGATGCAGTCGGCAAAGCGCATAACGGGGGCGGTGTAATATGAAGTATCAATTTTTCAGAAACGGCAAAGCGATAAATCGTATTCAAGGGGACTCCGCGCGGCTATTGTGGTGCCTCAGACAACTTAAGCCTGATAGATTCGAGAGGACATCATGAGCCGCGAAATAGAACGACAGACGCGGATTGCCTGAGCCGGAATCTGAATGTATGCGCGTATATAAAATGAAACGCATCATTGTGATACTCATAATACTTAGTGTGTATGCTGCGATAACGTCAGCACTTCCTGGGCAGAGAATCAGCGCACCAGCCGACAAAATGCCGGACGTAATCGCCATCCTGAACGAAACTGGATATTATAATGACCCGCAAATCAACTCAATCACATTCACCAGCACGGCGGAGGTGTCACGCATCTGCGAGATGTTACCGGGACGCACGGCGATAGGATGCACTCAACCACACTGGTTGTATTCAAATACATTTGATATATGGATCAGCAATGAGGATCAGGATTGGCGCAATACACTATTGCATGAAATCGGACATGTGGGATTCGGGAATGAATCAGAAGCCGACACATTCATGATGAAACACGCTAATGACCGTAACTTATATATACCTTAAAGTTCATAAGTATGATTGCCGATAAGGCAAATGGAGGAAATAGAAATATGAATCAAATTGAATTGTGTTCAAAAAAGTGTGCAGATTGCATCTTCGACTCAACTTTGAATTGTGCAATTGAGAATCCCGAAGAATGTCATTTTAGCATGCATGTAATTCAAACGGAGGAATCATGAGCGAAGCAGATTGGAATTTAGAATCTAACGAAGAGCGCGGGCAGCTCGAAGCACTCCGGGAAGAGAAGTTCCTAGAGGATTATAAAGAAAAGCAATGGCAAAGGAGACAAGATTCGAGATGCCTGAACTGTGAGGACGTTGCGTCCTTCACAAAAGAACAAAAATGTATTAATTGTGGAGCGATACTGCCTTCTGATATCGCGTTTCAAGAGTATCATATGAGAAAAATGCATAAACTGGAGGTATAAATGTCACAGCGAGAAGCACACTTGAAAAAGATCCAAGATAAAGAAGATAGAAAGAAGAACAAACAGGAAAGGAGAATACAATGAGTTATTCACAAGAGGATTATGAATTTGCCTTGAAAGAGATAAATTCTCTTATTGACAGCGGATTAAGTAATAAAAAATCGTTGCATATAGCCACCTACTTACTTGAACACGCAATAAACAACTATGAATCAGAGTAGTGAAAACATGAATTGCAAACCAAATATATATGAACAGAAATGCATATATTGTAAGTTCAAAGGAACCGGCATACCGTGCCCATATCAGAGGGTATAACCATGCTTTCAAAATGTAAAGTAGATTGGGCATTGCTTGATCAATACTGGGCGCTGTGGTATGCCGAGGATTATGCTACCTTCATTTCACAATATCCAGCAGGAGCAGCATCATGAAAATCGGGCGATATGCTTTCAGGGGATTTGGTGGACGAAAGCCAGGTTATACCATGAGCTCTGAAACAAAAAAGAAAATCAGCGAGAGTGTGCGAACTAATAATAAAAACAGTGTTATATATAAAGCCACACACAAATCTACTGGTATAGGCAAATCACATGGCGACTCGTTCCGCATGGCGTTCGATGAGACATTCGGGATACTGTACTGCGACCTAAAGAGTATTTCGGGCGCATGCGAGGCGATGAAATGAAAGTACACTATGCACTAAGACGATGCGTACATTGGCAAGAAAAGGACAGTGATACTGTTGATAGAACAGAAGTAACTTGCAAGCGATGCAGGAAGCGGTTTGAATGAGTAAAGAGAAAACAATTGATGATTCAAAAACATCGGAGACCGATCACAACATGGTCTCTCAGACTATTTTCTCCAAAACTTTTTTTGCAGAGACCCAGGCAGGAACCACCACCTATCCTATAAGAGTTCCTGCCTGTATTGTATCCGTAGTTCTAACGGTAGAACGCAGCACTTGCAATGCTGAGGCTCAGGGTTCGATTCCCTGCGGGTACATTCCGGTAAGTTTTCGAATCATTCCTTATACTTACCGGATCAAGGCGCAGGGAAAATCTTTTCTAAAACCCCCACTAACCCCCATCCCTGCGCCCATTATATTCATCCAAAAAACAGGTCATGACCAGGCTCTATACTCTGGCACCATGAAACATGACCACAGATCAACCATAGTTTACCTCCTACGAGGAAAAAAAGAAGGAAAAACGGTACGAAATCCGACGCGGTGCGTATCCGTGTCGGATTGGCAATTACAGGGCACCCCATGAGGACAGCATTACGAATATTGAGGTAATATGTATGTTTACGTTTAACGTCTCTCCAGAAAATATAACAATTCGAGAGGTTTGAAATAATGAATGTTGGTAACGGACTCCGCACTGCGCCTGCGGGCTTGTGCGAAGCCTCACCGAAAACAATAAGTATCAACAATACTTTTATATACTAATAAATACTATTAGGGTATGAGGTAATGTAAAACATGGCAGATGAATTAATAAATTGTGGGCAGCGAACCATTCAGGTAATGGGGCGCATTGCTATAAAAGATATAATGGAAACGAATAACCTGAAAGTCGGTGACAAAATCGAAGTATTCCTGAAGAAGGTGTGAAATCATGAAAAGTTACGAACAAGCCAAAGCGGAGATGCGACCAGAAGAAATAATAATCAACGACCTGCTACGAGAATACAAAGAAATCACAGTCGAAATGATTGATCGCTGCAAGTATATTGATGCAAACTTGATAGCTCTAACAAAAGAAAAAGAAGAGAATGCAAGACCGTATCTGGAGAAGCTTGCAGAACTCGAAGCGCAGATCAGAATACCGATGCTTGAACGCAAGGCAACATTCATCAGCTCATCCGGCAAAATCAATTTCAGGAGGGGCGCAACTCGAAGAAGCTATAATCTTGATGCACTTGACAAATTAGCGTATGCCGATGCATATATCAAAGACAAAATATGGGCTTTCAGGACAGAGACCACGGGCGAACCGAGCATCTCAATCAAACTGGAGTGAATTATGGGGAAGAAAGCAAATTCAAGGGCAAAGACGAACAAACAGAGAAAGAAACCACACAATCATTTCCCGATGGGAAAGCAGGGGTATGTCCCGCAGAGCGCAGGGCAGAATCCGTATAAGATGAGGAAGTGAGAAGATGGATAAAAATCAACGCAATAAGATTGAAGCATTGCTAGTAAAGCGCGGCTTCAATGAACAGGGTATGACAAAGGGGCTATATATTATACCCGATGGAAGGAACATATCTGCTGATATTAGAGGCGAAAACCCCATTGTCGGGGTTGCAATCGCGGGTATGATTCATGCAACAGGACATGGTATCAATGCCGTACAGGACATACAGAACGAAGTTGCAGCAATTATGAAATTCAAATCACCAGCATCCGAACAGAAGGGAAGCAACCCCGCATCTGGGGGGATAAATAAAGCCCCTGAACTGAAGAATCAGACGGAAACGACTAAAGGCACAAAGCTGAACGATGATGTAATGAAAGGGACAATACCCAGTGAATCAAAGCTCGGTGCTGGTGACAAAAAAGCGAGTGCGACCATTACAGACGTTACGAAGGCGGAACCCTTAATCCAGATGAAAGACGACCAGGATAAAAACATTAGCTCTTCTGGTCAGAGGCCTATGAGTTCTGGTAATACTTCCGTGGGCACTCCTTACACTTCTAAGAAAGGCACGACCACAGCAATCTGCCCAATCTGCAATGTCACAATTAATGGCACAATAGAATTATTTCGAAATTTACAGGATAAGTACGGTGCAATCTATTGTCAGAAATGTGGAGATAGAACGAGCAATCATGAAACTGAGACAACGAAAACAACAGAAGATCAGAAAGTTGCGGGGAACGTACCTGCAACACCAGCAAAGCCAGAAACAAAACCAATGAAGATTCCAAAATGTCATGATTGTGGTATTGAAGTACCACACGCAAAGGCGTTAGAGTGCCTTGATCAGATGAGACCTGCAACTTGTGATGATTGTGATGAGAAACATGATGAAACGAAACATCAGGAAACGAAAGATGCAAAAGATGCGAAGGTTGAAGAACGTGAAGCCAGACCCGAAGAACCAAATGAGAAAATCATTGATACGGCAGGATTCAGTCTGTTAGAATATCTAAAATCATATGTCAATAATGATGTCCTTGAGATATTCGGGGACAGCGGAACAGGCAAAAGCAAGTTTGCGGTTGAGGTAGCCCGACAGACAATTGCAGCAGGCAAGACCGTGTTCTATCTGGACACTGAAAGGAACCTGTCAAAAGAAGAAGTCGAAAAGCTGAAAGGGTGCAGCTACAAGTATACACCGCTTATCTCTGAAATAAGCACAATTACTCGGCAACTTCCTAAAGTGGACTTGGTGATTGTTGATTCAATCGGCTTCCCTATTCTAACGGCGTATGCCAGGATGAATATGAAGCAGAAGGGTGATGCACTCTTGAACATGATTGCAATCTTCGGCGACCTGAAAGAATGGGCATACCGAAACAACAGTATTGCGATTGTAATCAATCAACCGGAAAGCGATTTCAACAAAGCGCCAGATCATTTGATAAGACCCTTTGGGGACAAGTCACAGTTTGCAGCCAAAGAGATATGGAAAACAGAGATAACTCAACGAGGCGCAGTAACTAAGAGCGACATCAGGGCGTTCAGGAGTCGCAGCGTAGGGCATAAGACATTGATTGCCAAGATGGAAGTATCCGATAGTGGCACGGATATTAGGGGGGTGAGATCATGGAAATAAAAAAAATAATAACAAAAACAGACCTTGATGAAAACAATTTCTACAAGGAAGCTGGACTTGTTTTCGAAGGGCATATAGAAATAGAAGCCGACCTGGGATATGTTCGATTCCGCAAAAATATATCTGCAAAAGGATATATTATTGCAAAAGCAGGCACGGGTATCGAAGCAGGCTGGGGTATCGAAGCAGGCGAGGGTATCGAAGCAGGCTGGGGTATCGAAGCAGGCTGGGGTATCAAAGCAGGCACGGGTATCGAAGCAGGCGAGGGTATCGAAGCAGGCAAGGGTATCAAAGCAGGCTGGGGTATCGAAGCAGGCGAGGGTATCGAAGCAGGCTGGGGTATCGAAGCAGGCGAGGGTATCGAAGCAGGCTGGGGTATCGAAGCAGGCAAGGGTATCAAAGCAGGCGAGGGTATCAAAGCAGGCACGGGTATCAAAGCAGGCACGGGTATCAAAGCAGGCGAGGGTATCGAAGCAGGCAAGGGTATCGAAGCAGGCGAGGGTATCGAAGCAGGCTGGGGTATCGAAGCAGGCCTGTCAATAGTTTGCAAGACACTCTCATCAAGATTGCGAATATTTGCAGGGTTATGTGTCTGGCGTCTGCCAAAAGACGAAGAAAAACAAATCGTTTGTGATACATTAGATGGAACTGTTTGTTATGGTGAATTAAAAATGAGGGTGAAATGATGGGACTTGAAAACTATGACGACAAGGACTCTATCGAAGCACTGGCGAATCGTGGCATCGATGTCAGAACTATCAAAGAGTTCTCCATGACTGAAATAAATAACGAGATAACTCGGCGCAGGATGGAAGCTGAACGTGCAGAGTGTGCCAACGCTGAAGCGGACGCTGACCAAGTTCAGTTCGATGCTGATGCACAGGCAGAAGCCGAAGGCATAGCAGAGGATAATGATAGAGCAGACCGTGAGAGAACCGAAGCCGAAGCACACTCTGCATCAGAGCAAGCGGCAGCAGAGGCAGAAGCAGACGAACATCATGAAGATTATGAAGGCAGGTGAAGAACAATGACAACTAAATCAGGGAATCTTTCATTAAGAGAAAAGCAGAGAATAGAGGAACTTATCAAGTGTTCAAGGGATAGAAAACGACTGCATGTTGTTGAGGTTCTTGAGATATTAAGAGAGAGGATTGAAGCCCCATTCAATATAAAGATCGAGGCATTGCAAAGACAATCAGAAAATATAAGAATCGAACGAGAGAAAGCTGTTGCAGATGCGGGATATGGCAAGATACGTGAACGTGGTTGCTATGATGTTCATCCTGACCTTGACGCATTCGATGCTGAAACAAACAAGATTCTAGTTGAACTATGGAAAACCAGTGAACCTACTGTCGACCAGTTCACCGATGAGGTGGGTATATGAGCGACAATGTAGTATTAACTATAAACAAATTAACTAAAATCGAATCAGATGATGACGCAACAGTGTACCGGGCGAACCTGAGCGGGCGATACGTACACCCTGGAGAAGTTGCCAGTATTGTTGATATCAAGATCACACTTGAATCGCAAGACAAAACGGCATTAGGGAAAGTCGGCGAATCACGGAGAGTTGTTATCAGTCCGATAAATGCGACACTGGATGATTTCTCGGTGAAGGTTGAACATTCAGGTAAAAACAAAGTTGTTCAAGTGGCAGCCGAAATGATTAACCAGTTCGGTATTGAAGGTGCAAGAGATGTGATGGATGCAGTGCAGAAAGCTAAGCAGGATAATGAAGATGGCACGAGTTCGTGAAGTAAATCGATATGTGTGTAATAAATGCGAGGAAGAACTCACAAAATGTGACCTATGTGGTAAGTTTTTTCTCACAGATAATGAGACTATCGAATGCAAATCGGATGGACTGAAACACATTTGCGAAAAGTGCATGGAGTGATTGAAAAATGCCAATAATTGATCTAAATAAAGTAGTTGGAACATGGACTGACCAGATAAAAACATGGAATTTTTATGAACGAATGGAATTGCAGAGATTATTAACTGCTTCGTTTGAACGTGATTATGACGATTTGAGAAGAAAGGGAGATCGAAATGATAATCAGAAATAATACTATTTTTTTCAAGTCAGATGATGATTTTTATTTCAAGGAAGAAATCGGGATTAAACCAAATACAGTTAGATTTTTTCATGATTTGAATGAGATCAGGGATATGGTTAGATTTGCAATAGAAAGTCTAACTGAAGAAAAATATATCGAAATTAGTAATGTGAAAAACCCAATGAAATCATTCAGGCGGACTATTAGAGATATCACACAGTTTCATGTTTTTGGCACGCGGTATTGGATCATCACCTGGAATCCCATTCACGATGTACCATGTATTGATATTGAGAAATGTAAGTGGGTTATGGCGGCAGCCGAGGCGCACTAATGAAAATCGGTGAACTATATCGCTTCGAGGATTTTGAACATTTCAAAGGATTCGTGAGATTTGATGATTTATCCATTTCATATCTTGAATCAAAAATAAAGTGCATCCGTGCATCCTTCGAAATAGTGAAGAGACATAACGCAGGTGAGCAGAAATGAGCATTTTTACAGAAGAAAAGAAATCTATAACAGAAATCGAAATGAAATATCTTGTTCTGAAAATGAAAGACGGTATTGATATTGATTTTTTGATTAAAAAATGGCAACGATTCAAGAAATTGGGAAAAGATGATTATTATTCGAATGTTGATGTTGAAATGATTGCATGTGATCTTGTAAATGCTGTGTTGAGGAACAAATGAGCGATAGTTGCCCTGATTTATCTCATCGATGTTTGGGTGGGTTGCCCTGCCCGACACATGAGAATCCGTTATCATGTTCAACATACAAAGAACTGAAACAAGCATCACGTGACCTGATATCAAAACGAACTAACCAGAGGACATTATGAAATATCCACGTCGATTCGATTATAATTACACCGGAAGATATGCAAAGACAAAAAAAGAACTTGCGCACGCGAAACAGAAAGGAAGGGTAGGCACAACAAAATGATTGATACTAACTTCTGCTTTTTATGTATGCACAGCATGATGTCAGTAGATAAGTGGTATCAAGAATATAACGTAGCATCAACAGAACAAAGAACACTTTGTCTAAAATGTAACAAGAGGCGAGTATGAAAGAAGGACTAATCAAAATAACTGATACAGATAATCTGTATTACGATAGTATTACGAAGCAATATAAATCAAAGATGCACTGCCCGTATTGTGGAAAATTATCTGGGTGCTGGTGCTATCCTGATCTTGATAGCGTGCCGGTATTTGATGAAGAATTTCCAAACATCTATTGCTGTGATGTGCATTTTGTCGTTGATTCAGGTCATTATGAGTTGGGGGATATAGCAGAATCGCTTGGTATAACTATCAAACCAACAATGGAAGAATGGAACGCAGCGAAAATAATAAAGATATTGATGGATGATGTAGAATTGGACTGGGACGTATCTGGTGGTTCATGCGAAATTTAAACCCGCGAGCGCAGGAACTTCTTGATTCCATCGAAGAGCCGACATTCCGGGATGTTGTCGAGGAAGTCAGGGCATCATTGCCGCCAACCAAGAAAATGCTTGCGAGATATATGCGCAACTGCAAGGGGTTGTTTTGAATAAAAAAATACTTCTGATCGATATAGATAGTCGCATAGCCAACCTTGCATTGATGAAAATATCCGCACACCACAAATCAATCGGGGATGATGTTAGTTTCAACAACACAGATTCGCCTGATATGGTTTATGCATCTATAATTTTCAAATCAAATAAAACACTTGCTAATTCACTGAAGTTCTATTACCCCGACACTGAAATTATCATAGGGGGATCAGGATATAGTTTAGATTCGCATCTTCCTGAAAATATCGAATTACTGAAGCCGGATTATGAGTTATATCCTGAAATTGATTATAGCTTAGGATATACGACAAGAGGCTGTAATAGATCATGTGGTTTCTGTATTGTCCCACAGAAAGAAGGGAAGTTTAGGATAGCGCAGCACCCAGATCAATTTTGTGATAATCGTTATTCTAAAGTTGTTTTCTTAGACAATAATATTCTGTTGAATAAGGTATGGTTCTTCCGAGTCATGGATTTCTGTGAAGATCGGGGATTATCTGTTGATTTTAACCAGGGACTTGATATAAGTTTACTGGATGAACAGGTAGCTTCCAAGCTTGCAGATGTTAAATTCCATGCAGGATATAGGTTTGCATTTGATAATTCAAACATGGCAGATTTGATAAAGGAGAAATGCGAACTTCTTAAATCCGTTGGAATATCAATCAGATCAAATGTGCAATTCTATGTTTACTGTGATTCAGATCAAGCTTATGATGATGCCGTATGGCGTTGCAGGTATTTGAAAGAACTTAACACGAACCCCTTTGTTCAATATAATATCGACAAAAAACCTACAAAGAGGATTAATCAACTTAGACGATGGGCGAATCGAAAGCAAGCCTTCTGGTCATTTGACATTGCAGATTATAATCTAAGAGGAAAAGGATGACCGAAGGACAAAAGCAAGTTAAGATTATTGTGGATCAACGTGAACTCCGCAGTCCTGTAGTCAAGGCATTAGATATGTTCGGAATTGATATTGAACTGAAAGTTCTTGAAGTGGGGGATTATGTTCTGAGTGATAGGGTCAAAGTCGAGAGAAAGACCGTTGAGGATTTCTACAATTCGTTATTTACTGACCGCAAACTTTATTCTCAATTATTCGATTTATCACATTCCTGCGAAAGACCTTTGTTAATAATTGAAGGATATGAAGCCGAGATGTTCACCGCCCGGCGCATAGATGGTCGCGCGGTAGACGGGATTTTAAATTCTATTGCTCTTATGCGCATCCCGATACGATACAGTGTAAATCCGCAAGGAACCGCTAATATAATTGTATCTATCGCCACGAAGGAACAGAGAGAGGATAAACGCGAGGTCAATTACCATGGGAAACGAAGTCATTTATCTGTTCATGAGCAACTTGAATACCTAATATCAAGCATTCCTGATATCGGGACATCTACTGCCAAATCACTTTTAATTCACTTCGGCACGATTGAGGCAATCGCCCGTGCAGGTATAGGGGAATTAATTGAAGTGGATGGGATCGGGAAACTTACGGCAGAGAAAATCAGGAACATCATGACTGAAAACTACAACCGGAGCGAATCAAAATGATTAGAAAATTGAGTTTAATTTTATTGTTGCTGATCGGAATAGCGACAGCAGCAAGTGCAACAAATATCACAATGGTAAATAGAAGTATTAATCTCAGTAACAACATCAATTATATCGTAAGTGTAGAGGCTAGTGCAACCCCAATGAGCACAGCACAGGTAACTTTTAATTATGATCCCACCGCATTACAGGTGAATTGGGTACGTCAAGGCAACTTTCTATATTATGCCACGAACGATGCAAAACTGTGGAATGTATGGAATGATACCCCAGGAACGTTAATGGTAGTCAGCACAGTATTATTTGACCGTTCGATATTACAAACGAAATCCAGTACATTGATGACAATTAATATGAAACCATTACGGAAAGGAACAACTATAGTAAATCTCAGTGCTGGTGTGCTTATCAACGGTCTTGATCTATTATCGGAGAATATTGTAAGTGGAATGGGAAATAATTACACAATAAAGGTGACGTAACTTACCATGCAGGGCACTATTTCAGGAAGTACGGGGCTTGAATTATCCATTCCCCATGAATTCCATCGTTACGTCCTGTCGGAATCGTGTAGAATACCAATCAGAGAAGTTATATTCTTTCTGAGATAACCTTTCAGCTTGTCTTTTCAAATCCATATAGTAGCTGCAATTCACCCAGATAGGACACGCACATTTCCTTCGACAACCACTATTCTCGGATGATTCCTGCATTACCGCTTCCCTCAAGTGTTGCAAGATAATCTTCATGTGTGATGTCCCTCCCTACTTCAATAAGATAAGTGCTTCGTGTCACCATTAGGATACGGTTTGCTACGAGACGGTCAGGACGGCATGAATCCATGAACAACACGACCTCGCAACATTCGATCATATTATCATTATCCAGATGTTTTCGTGCGATGGAGAAAACAACTCATCCGTTTGGGGTTCGACATACCAAAGCGTTTTGTTTTCGTCTATGAAGAAATTCCAGGCATGTGGTGCATCATCAATGGCACGATTGCCCCAGACCACACCAAAAGTCCCGCCTTTAGACCAGAGAGAAACCTCTCCGTTCAATTCAAAAGAAAAATTATCGCAGTCATGGATGTCTGTATAGTACTTCCGTTCACTCACTGGATTAACACGCAGGAACTCTTCCAATGCCTTCTTATTAATCGTGGAGTATGTTTCATCACTTAACCAGAGATTACTGCAATAAGGCTTTAAAATCTGCCCTAATTCAACGCCAGAGAGATTTTGAGGGGTTGGGATAGGTACGATAGCAGGCTTGCGGAAAAAGTCCCATATCCAATCTAAAAGTGAAAACGCCATCATTTCTTCGGTTTGTTCGCTTCGAGTTTTGCCCTGATCTTGGTTTCGAGTTCTGCCCTGATCTTGGTTTCGAGTTCTGCCCTGATCTTGGTTTCAACCTCCTGAAGGCACATGGTATATCCCCGGACTTCGCCGAGCGCAATCATTAACGAATCGTGGTTAGCTTCACTTTCCTTTATTAACTCAAGTTCCCGTGCCTTGAGTTTCAGTAAATTAACTTGCAGTTCTTCGAGTGCCATATGGTTTAATTGTATCTGATTTGATTTATACTTTGGCATCATGCAGATGGTGGTATCTTCACAATTTTATATCCCAACCCATTCGGATCTTCGGGGCTTAATTTCCATGACTTGTTGTAAGTTGGTCTTGTCTGTGCAGAGTAATCGCCCGAAGCGACATGCATAGTACCTAACGCATTGAGAATATCCCATCCTGCTTTCATGGTTTTCTTTGCAGTTGCCCAAGACAATCCATCACCCGTATCGTCCGCTCTATTAATATCAATATACACATTATTTATATCAGATGAAACATGAACTCTTAGTTGAGTTGCATTGCCCCCCCCAGACAATGTGTTATAAGTTACCCAATCAGTTTTTGCAGTTGTAGTGATAACGTCCTGACCTATTTGGTATATAGTATCGCTTCCACCAGTTGTAAATCTAAAATAAAAATAGGGTGTGTGTGCAGTTAAAGAGAATGCAATTATGTCTCCGGTCTGAACTGTAATAGGGGAGCTTAAACTAAATGTATGTAGCCCTGATGTAATTATTGTTTCTTGTGCAGAATATCCCACAATATCATAATTTGAGCCATTTGAACGCAAAATAATTAGTCGTGCAGAAGTTGATGGACTTCCCTCAGTTAAATAAATACACCAAGAGTTAATATCTCCATTTGAATCAATTGTATTAATAATATCTAAAAAAGTTTGAGTTATATCTGTTCGATATCCACCGTTTCCATCAGAACATCCATACCCGCCAACAGACATATTAAGCACTCACCACAAAACTATTTTTATTTTTATAATTATTTGTCATTGATTAATCCACTATAAACTCGAACACTTTTCCAGTTCCTACATGAAACTCCATATTTGCGGAGGCATCATCAGTAATATACACCGTGTCAGATGCCTGATTCTTCCTGAAAAACAGAGCCTCACCAAGTCGCACACCATCAGAAGCCGCACTCAATGGAGTATTTGAATCCACTGTTGTCCTTAGATTGATGATAGTATAACTCGATATGTCCATGCTGTTACTTCCACTTGCATAACTTATCTTATGTATATTATCATTTCTCAGGTCAATTCCAGTCCCATCTGTGAATGATACATCTCCCGTCATTGCACCACCAGCCAGAGCAAGATATGTACTAGGTATTGTGCTTACATCAACACCATCTACTGTACTGCTTGTTGTGATAGCATTTGAACCCATAACCAGAGGAACACCAAGAGCCACACCAGTATCATAAACCTGTATTCTAGTTGTTCCTGCACCTGAACCAGTCTGAATATAGATCGAACCAGAGTCCACATCGTTCTTTAAATAGAGTCCCGCACCAGTAGAACCGATACTCCCCAACGCGGCATCGGCATCACTCGTGAAATACAAAAACGGTGTAGCATCTTTGATTATCAAATCATTCGTTAAAGTTCCACCAGTTAATGGAAGATATACTCCAACAACTTGATCATATCGTATTGCATGATGCGAAGTATCGCCAGCCGTAAGTTCTGTTATCTGATGTGAGTTCATAGATAACGGAACATCAGCAGTGATTACTGCATTTGCGATGGTCAATCTAGTACCTGAGAGTGTATCAAATATAATGGATTTTCCACTAGTTTGTGCCGTCAATCTCAAGGAGCCTGTAGATGCGAGCAAATCAACATAACTAGCTCCTGCTATCAACGATGCTCTTGTTGCATCAGTATTTAGATATATCGCAACAGATGTCGGTTGTGTAAATGTTGCACCTGCCGCACCAAACTGAAATACGGCGACACTATTCTCCTTGAATATATGATTGCTTCCAGTAGGTACGTTGTAAATTAAGTTTCCTGCGTAAGAATCAAGAATCGTATCTGTATCCCAAAAAAGCCATGATTTTGCTACACCAGCAACCTGTAAGTTAATGCTAGGTTGTGCCTTATTAATGTATAAATTTCCAGTTAGCGTTCCGCCTGTCAATAATAAATAATAATCATCATAATCAGTATTAACTGCCGTGATCGCCCCGGTTCTTCCGAAGACCGAGGTTACTGCACCGCCGCCGCCAGTGCCTATCTCAACACCATTATAATATGCTTTATGAGTTCCACGTGTAACCAGATGCAAATCCTTTTCACTACTAATGAGCGTATTCCCACCACTGCCTGTTGTCTCTTTTCGTTTCAATTCTTCTCTAACCAAACGCCGAATCAGTTCGGTCAGTGGTTTTTCCCCTGAACTTATTACCATAATATCATACCCTGAACCCATCTATTTCTGTAGTCAATCTCCGTCCCTGCAATATATGTTTCTGCTGAAAACACCGGAATATTATTGGTTCATCCAGATTCAAATCATAATATTCCAGATACTTTCCAACAAGATCAGTCGTCCATCCATCAACGAATTCAAGGTGAACATTAATAGGTTCACGAATGCTGGTATCGGTATTCATGGCGCAGTTATACATTTTTTTACTGATAAGCCTGCATTTAGTATTCCATGTTCCTGTATTGGATACATTATTATAATTAAGCGGCGCACCTGAAATCAAACCATAAACTGGATGAACAACTTCATTAGATGCAGTTGAACCGGATTTTACACTAGCCTGAGAAAAAGCAGTATTTACACAATCGTCAAAAAAAGAACTCGTAAGCGTCAGGGCTGTATTACTCTCAATAGAGGTAACTTCATGATAAGTAGTTCCGTAATTGGGTTTTATCAGATCACCTACAGATAATTCAGTAGTGAAAGACGTTCCAACTCCTGCGACACTTGGGCTCTCCACCGTAAAAGTCAGTGTTCCTGTAAGAGCAACAGTAGTTGAAGTTATTGGGTCAGGATACAATCCCCATTGCTGAGGGCACTGACCCGCATAATAATCTGGGCATGTCGCTCCTTCTGTGAACATATTATAATAACGGCACATCCCTCTTGTCATTACGAACGTTCTTAATTGTGTTACATCAACTTCTGAATTGGATGCCAATAGCGAATATGCCGGTGCTGTAGCAGCAAAACTATCATAAGCACTGATAACGAAACTTCCTGCAGTAACTAAATCAGCAATCCATTTATACCGTCCTGCAACCTGTTTTTCAAATACAAAATCTTTATATGAATGTGTATTAAGCGGTTCATAAGTCACATATTCATATCCTGTTGATGGTCTGGTTATAATCGTATCCCAACTTGAACCGTTCCATTTCTGTAATGAAAATTTTAGCCAATATTCAGCATCGTTTGTTCCTGTGTATGCTACTCTTATTTTTGTGAAATCAATAGCAAGCGTTTTATCTTCGCTTTCCTGAATTGATTCGTGAGTTGTGAAGTCAGTATATGCAGGTTCGGTTTTATCAAAACCACCCTGCACAACTTCAATTACTCTATCTATGCTGCATGTAGGCACATATTTCTTAAGCAGTCCTTCCACTGCACCCATATGATTCAAAAGTGATGTTAATATTTCCCATGTAGATGATTGTTCACAATCTACAATTTTCATAGGCGGCGTGAATGTCACAGCATCAAGATAATTGGTGTATGGCGCAGCATTGTATGGTGATGATGTTGATGGAAAAGTAAACAATCCTGGTGAATCTGTAGTAGGTCTGCTTTTATTCATCCATGCAACTATGCGATTTATGGCTGTGGCAAATGTGATGTGCTGATCAGTATCAAAAGAAAGATGGTACGTATCTTTGTTTTTATTTTCTCTCTGATACCATACAGAAACGCCCATGTTATCCTGCAGCATGAACCGTTCTGGACTTTGGAACTCTAAAGCCCACCGAATTAATTTATCCTGTACGGCTGTGATTTTTTTATTTCCGATTGCATTCGATAATATCCTTGTTCTCACCCCCCTGAACATAGGAGTTGTAGGAAAGTCAGCATCATCTTTACCTTTCAGATTAATTTCCCATGTTCGATAAGGATACTTCATACGAGGCATCATGTGCCCTATATGTACTGGAGGGGAACCTATAGTAATTTCGTTATCTGATATCTCAAAAAAGTCCCTGTCACTCTTTGATTCAATCACGATTATGGCAACAGAACCCTGAATGAGATGTTTTGTTATTTCGATTCGAGATATTGGTGCACGCAATCCATTCTCAAACCTCTGCCCTGGGATGTATTGATGAATTTCTGGAAGTGTATCATTAGCCCCGCCCAGGTTGAGATAAGCTAACTCATACGGTCTTTTCCATCCCTGTGTCGCTCCAAATCCAGGTGTATAATTCGGCGTGAAGTAACACTTAATGTCATAGTCCACCGGCATTATGATCGCCTCAAACGTAGCATGACCTTAATATTGATTTTATAGATAAAATAGTTATTCATCAGAAACCACATCCCCTGTAATTGCCAGTGATTGATTCAGTAGCTCGTCTGACAACCTCCTTATCTGGTTCTCGTTCCATCCCCACACCAGTATGTGCAAACCAGACAATACCTAATCCAAATACCTCGATAATCTTAGCCCATAATGGAGTTTCTTCTTCAATGAAATCCTGTATATTCGTCTGCATTGCTCCGAATCCTGTTAATTGCACAATGGTATTCAAAGCATCAGTAGTCGGATTGCCAGTAGATTGCGGTTTATATTTCTCTGAAGTCCATGCATTCACAGGTATGGATATCCAGGGGAAAACATACTTTTTCATGAGTTCATTAACAATCTCACCTTCTTTGATAATCTCAGTTTTGTTACCATAACCTCTTGTTTCAAATTCCCGTATTACTGCATTATTATTTCCATCCACGAAAACAAGCGTATTATGTCCTGATAAATATGCTCTAATAACTTCTCCTGTGGTCATGTACTCAATAGTGATTATGCCGTTCTTTGCAGTTGCCTTACCGCCGCCGCGTTTCAGCCAATCAATTTCAATATTCGCTCTTGCGAATCGCTTGAGCGTATTCGGGTTGTTGAGAGCTTCGCCCCAATAAAACTGAAACTCTTTTGTTCGAAGAATTACAGGATATGCCATGAGTTCAGATGTCGCGAATGGAGGAGAATAGAACGCATCCTCAGTACCAGGAACTTTGAACATCATATGAGGGTTCATTGATTCGGGTCTGTACTTCAACATGATTTCATCTGATGGCTGATTCCATGCATCAATTACCTTAGAGGTCATGGAGAATTGCCAGGGACGTTCAACCATATTCCGTCCAACCATTACAGGGGCACCGGTTGTCCATGTTGGAAACATTATAAATCTTGATGCGATTGCCATAGCAGGCGTATATTTCTTAGTATAATCAAGATGATGATCAATAACATATTGTCCCGCCTGCGCAGGCGTCATACCTTCCATTATTTTAGAATTGAATAATCGTGTTCTGATAAGGTTCTCGACCTGGATAGTAGCCCAACGGGGAAAGCCGCCAAGTCTATCAAGAGTATTATCCATTTCCCGTGTCCCTGCCACTGCCATACCGGGTTGGTTAATAACTTTGTATTCATCATACCATTGATTCAATTCCCACGAATAGACTTGTCGTCCTTCACGAGTAACGAATGCAATACCCTGATTTGCTCTTTGTGGTAAGTACTTCGTAACATCATAAAATCCAGCCATAACACTTTGATGAAGTGAGCTGATCGTATTTCTCGGAATAAAACCAGGATTGAAAAGTATAATATTGCGTTTATAAAAACTTGTTAGCCAATCGTATTTATCCAGGATGTTTTTGAATATACCCGGCTTGGTGTGAATCAGTGAAGTATGTGCCCTGAGTATCGAGATGCGATCTATTGCCCTGATAGTTTCAATTGGAAGAAGAATATCCTGAACTATTGGATTGCTGCTTACTCCATAAGTTCCCTTTAGAAACGGTTCCCAGGTTCGGGATATGCCCTGTTCTCCTGCTATTCGTCTCAGGAAATCATATGTTTCCACTGCCTCAATGTGTTGCGCTTTTCTTACTTTCAATATCTTCCAGATATTCGTCTCAAATATTTCAGTTCCATATTTCGCTTTTACTTCTGCATTATATTCGGCAATGGTAGCATCATGCGCCCTATGTTTTGCGAATGGTGCCCTGATATGCAACTTGTTCAGGATAGGGTCAGTATATCCCTGTAAGAATTTGTATTTTGAAAGGACGATATGCTCAACATAATTCATTCTTGTTTTGCTGAGAAGACCTTTTGGTATTTCTTCATTAGCCATACGTGCAAATTCTTTTGTGATATCATCCACAACTCCCTGCGCTGATGTATCTGCTTTTCCAATTTCCACAAAATCAGTCAGTTTTACTGCTGTTTGTTTTGACAACATTGAAGCATAATAAAAATACCCATGTGATGGATCCGCCTTATGCATTCGTTTTGCATTAGTCCATATTCCTAATTTGATATTAGCCTGCGATTCCATGCGTTGAACTTCAACCGTGGATGCTTTTTTCAACATCTTAGTATTCTGAAACCATTCATCATACTGTCTCTGGAAATCGTCTTTCCATTTCGTTTTAAGTATTTCAGACGCTCCAGCCCGTTCAGCGATATATTTTTTAACGGGAGCCATTGTATCAATGATCTCTTTAGAAAGAATCCCTACGCCTTTTAATGGAAGCGTTACAGGCAATTTAAGAGTACTTATTGATGCTCTTAATGCATCCTGAGTAAGAACAGTTCTTCCAAATATCTGGAATCCGGGGGATACCATCAATTTCCTTGCAGCCCCTGGAGTTTCTTCAGCATACTTCAGAAATTTGATGTTAGCTTCGGCTTCCATTCTAATAGCGGCTCGTTTTCCATACAATCCTTCTGCTCGCCCACTAACTACAACAGGATTTAATTTAGCGAACTTTGCTTGTCCTGCCTTGGTGAGGACTTTTGTTTTGCCTCCGACAAGAATAACTCTCCCTATTTTCCCTGCCCATCCAAGAGCAAGTAGCGGGTCTAATAAAAAATCCTCAGCAAAATCCGCCACCGAATTTCGTACATCCCTGAGATTCTGTCCAAATAAATTATATGTCGGCTGCGGCATACCCCCAGAAGTCATTTTATCAATGATCTTCAAAGCATCACTTGCTCGATATAAATCAGTGGGCATGGTCCTGTCAAGAATACCTTTTGTTCCCATCCGCCCACTCTGTACTAATGTTGCAAAATTGGAAACAAAACCCCATAAACCCCATTGCGGATACTGAAACATTTCCCATCCAAGCTCTAATTTATCCGGTCTATCTCGCTGCTCTTCAGGTAATGCAGCTTGTATCTGTGCTTTCGCAACAGTAGCCAGAGCATTTTTCCTGAACGTTTCCTGTCTGCGGATCGTATTAGCAATATCCTGCTCTGCCTGCGTAGGACTGAATCCAGCATCAATCAACGACTTTTTATAACTTAATCTATTATTGGGTTCGAGAAGTCCAACAGCAAAGATATGTTTTGATATCTTTTCTGATATGGGCATGTTCGGGTTACGCCAATCACGAACAGCATAATATTCTCTGCTTACGAATTTCTTCAAAAGGTAATCAGGCATATTCAGTGAAGGAGTAGTATCATCAAAATAGTTTTTATCTTCATATAATTCCGGCCATATATTCCATATCGGATATGTTGAAGATAAAAAACCTTTTCTGATAGATGCATATTTTCCAGGCAATTGAGTTAGATCTTCAGTCGGGAATCGCAACTTTACATATTTACCATCACCGATTTTCTGGATTATAGTATCCCGTTCATAATCTTTAAATTGATCCTCTCCTGCAAACTGTCTCTGTTGTATCTGCCATTTAGCAACAGTGGTATATTTATATGGTGTTTTCAGTAATTGTTCAACCTGCAATGCTATGTTGCGTGTTGTTGGTGTGTAATAAGGCATTATCCTGTTAAGATATGCTTTCTCAAATGCGGTCAGATAACGAGGATCATAGGGTAAAAAGTGACGGACTCGTTCCGCTGCTGTCGCCGGATCCATACCTTTCTTCAATCCATCAATAAATAATGCGCCTTGTGTTCGTGATGATTGCCATGCCACAATTGACAATAATGGATTCCATACTTTCTCTGCTAATCCTTCTCTAAGATATGGATTCCGTGAAATATCCCCGATAGTACTTTCACCGAGATGATACTCTTTCAAGAACGCTTCAATTTCCTGATAAGTATATCCTCCACCCGGTTTGCCGGGAACTCTGAGAGCAAGAGTTTTTCTTATTGCAGGATTCTTAGCCCCTCTTAATATTGGATCAATATTGAAATACCGAATTGGATTTATCCCGGCAAGCATTGAATTCCAGAAATCCAACTGGGCAACGGCAGCATAGAATGCGGGTTCAAGAAGTAGATTTACTCTGCGCCATTCTCTATTTATTACATCTACTGCTTTTCCTGCGCCGCCAACAGGAATGTGACTTTCATAAGAGTTCGCCCATTTAATTGCTCTTTTTTTCACAAGAGATATAGGACGCATATATCGTGCACCTTTTAGAATGCGCCGTCCACCCAATGCTATTCCTTTAGTTCCAATAGAAATATAATTCAAAGGGTCAAATATAATATCTATTGCAAGCTTTTCATACCATTCACCCTCGGTTTCGCCTCTACTTGTAGGACTTAATTGTTTTGTATCCCCTATGAGTTGATGATAAAACCGAGTGAATGTGAACGTATCAGAAAGATCATACCTATCACCGATAGATGCCTTTCCCATGATACTTCCCTCAGATGCAATATTTCTGGCTGCGGCGCCTATTGCATATCCTGACAAGTTGAGATAATCGAATATTCCCCATCCCTGATCCTGTTGATTTGGCTGCGGCATATCAAAATCAACTGATGCAAGAATGTCCCCATTCTCAGCATAAGGATTGTTCATGTTTACGCCGAGATATACCCGCTTCCCTTGAACCAATGATTCAGTGAATTTTTTAGCTTTCAGCCATTCTTCAGGATCATTTCGTTTAGAAGGTATCTGGATACCCGGAACTGTGACTACATAATCTCCATTGATTACTAATCTGTTCGCAGAAAGAACCTGTGTAACTACTCCTTCTCTTTTAGAGAGATATGAATAGTCAAACGGTGCCAGCGGGTCACGGCTGAGTTTAGTATAATCTTTTTTGCGGACAAGGATTATCTGACCTGATGGGGTCCTTTTCCTGAACTTCGAAGTTACTTTGAACCAATCAGCAAATTCTTTTTTTCGTTCTGATAATTCATTCGCAGGAACGAATTCAGACCGAGTTAATCCTGTTTTAGAATTGTAATAATATGCTGTATTCCCAACTATTTTCTTTGGTTCCCAAGGTTCTTCAAAAGATTTAGGGGTAAATTTCATTCATGTGACCCCTCAGCCTATGTTGGGCTCACGTAATCAGCAATGTTATTATACAAAATCGCTTTTGTGCTCCATGTTGCTGTGGGATCGACTTCAGGGATGATACTCAATACGGGTACACTTTGCCCAGTTCCCTGGAAATCAACTGAATATGATTGGAGCGTACATCGAGGGAATATAAAATCAAGTTGGTAATGTTGCCCTGCTGCGACAATATCAGTCCCAGTATCTATCTTGCATCCAAATGCTATTTTATCCCGTGCATCAAAAGTTGTCAGTTTGTGAGTTGATGCAAAACGGGACATCAAATTTATCGCAGGTGTGAATGTTCCAGGGAAAATCGATGATGATTTTCCAGTTCCGTCAGAACGATAGTCGTCAGCCACAGCATCAGGTCTTGTCAGGTCGAGGCGCATATCATACGCATCCGTCCATTGTGTCATCGCAGATAGGGTTATCGCTCCCGCAGTCCCGACATAATAAGTGATCTGGTTGAATCCTGCACAGTATTCAGTTTGTTCAGGCGCAGGAGTGCCAGGGTCAGTTCCAGTATCTTCATCCAGTCCAAGATATCCAACAGAAGCCCAGAGCCAATCGTTGATTCCCGTATTCAGAGATATACGATTCGGGAACATGCCCTGATATTTTCGATAATAAGGTGATGAGAATCCTCCCTTATCTTCAAGGATCTGGAATGTTTTTTCAGAAGTACCCGGAACGAATGTATGGGTATATCCCGTTTCTGCATTTCCAGTCTTTGAATATGATCCAAAGAACGCTTTCAATAACCATCCGAATGTTCTCATATCAACTTCAAAATCGCTCATTCCGATTTCAGATGTGAGAGCAAGCAACTGTGATTGAGCGTCATAAGCAGATGCTATATTTGTTGGAACATACGAAAGAATAGGTTGGAAACTATTCCTGCGTCTCCTGAGCCAGAATTTTGTTGATCCAGTTCCTAATACTTTCGGTGTTTTTTCTTCCTGCATGCAATATTTACTTACTCTTCCCGTACCTGTATCTAATGTCATTTGTTATTCATACTCCAAATCCTTGCTTAATCGTTTCAAGATTTTGTATATAATCTGCATTATACCTATCTGCTGTTTCAGTTGAAATGATTATCATATCAGAAGTCAATCCTCTTGTTGCACCCACATTTCTAAGAACGTAAAGTGCCTGAGCTACAGAGCCAGTTAAGATAGTAGAATTTTTTAAAGTAGCATCAAGTGTTTGCATTGCGATTAAAGCATATCTTGTTGATGCCGTGTTCACTTCTGCTGTAACTTTATTAAGACATAATTGAACCTCTGCGCTGGTGAGATGTCCAGTTTCACTAACTGTATATCCGAGCATTGTAATCCATGCCGTTACATCCGATAATGATACTGTTGATGATAACCCAGTTCCCCAGAAGTATGTTACATCGACCTGCAGTGAGCTGGCATCGAAGAAATACTCGAATGTGCGTGCAGCAGTCAAAGCAAGTTTTTTATCTACACTTTGGAGAGGAAGTAATGATTCCTGATACCATGTTGTAGTACCAGTATCACGCCAGTTGAAACTGCACGGATAATCACCAGTATTCGTGATTCTCAGGTCTGCGTTTGTGCTGCCCGCAGTCACAACTCCGCTGAGATCACCTATTTTCGGTGTAGTCGCATCTCCGCCTGGAACCAAATCACTGAACGCATTTTCGATTGCCATTTCGTTACCTACTCATAATAATGATGTTGTGATATTTATGTTTATTCATACCAGCTCCATGAAGTTCTCGTTAACGATATCGATTCTGCTGTTTGTCCATCTGTTTCTGATGCTCCGATATCAATATTATTAATGGAAAGTGTATCTGAGATGCTTGCATTCATTTCTAATTTAATATCAATATTCTGGTAATATGGTGTCGGAAGCTCTATTATTGAATCTGTTGTTTTGACACCCTCGACAGCAATATAATCGCCCGTTGCGTTCTGTCTGTACTTCACAGTATAATTTGTACCAGTCGGATATGAGCCGTTGATAGTGATATTTTTTGTATATTGTCCTCCTGGAACAGTATAATTCATAGTGTAATTACCTTGCAGGTATTGATTGCCCTGAGCATCAAGTTCGACTGCTCTAATTTCATCCCATGAAAGAATCGCAGAAGCATTCATACCCGCCCCAAACTGAATTGTAGTTCCATTAAGCCATTGACTACTTGTTCCGCTCGAAAGCACAGAAGTCATGGCATTAGCATATGAAACATTACTAAGATATCCTTTAAATGTTGTTCCATTCGCAAAGAATCCAGCGTAGTTCCATTCATTCAAATACCTTGTTTTCGTTGCAGATTCATTAACAGGAAGCCACGAAGAACCATTATAACAATAAATATAAGCCCTTATACCTGTTGGACTACCTATCGAAAACTGACAATTCAACCAGGATGAATTAGCATTTAGTCTTGATAAGTTGCCTCGTAAATCAGAAGCATCAATGTAAGTATTCAAGTTATTATATTCTTTGAATTTAGTAAATATTGACATGTTCTGATATGATGTTACGTTTTGATACAGATAACCAGATACTGCTGCTGATGTTTGATTTATAGTACCATTATTAATTACCCAGTTTGTACTTAAATCTCCTGTTTCGTTCCATCCATTAGTATTATTATCATTGAAATTATCGCAGACATAACCAACCTCTATTGAGCCATCACCAGTATTTATACAAGTTCGATTACTTCCTATCGTTTGATTTTGGAAGTATACTCCACCGATTCCAGTAGTCCACGCCGTCGATTCTGACTCTGATGAACTTTGAGAATAATAAGTTATCTCCATGAGTTCAGGTGTTGCGGTTTCATTTCCGAAAAGCTGTATGCGAACATCAGTATTTTGATATTGAGTCGTGATTGAGATTGTATTATTTCCGGTAAGACTTAAATTGAGAAGAACATAATCCCCTGTTGCATTCTGGCGATACCATACCGAATAATTGGTATTTGCAGGGGTGGTGGCATTCACAACGACCTGATATGTGACGTTGCCGTCAGTCCAGTTCTTTAATGTTGTGATGTTGCTCGTAGTAACATAAGTATGATTATACAAGCTATATCTTTGTGACTCTGTTACTTCCATTGGATATATCATCATGTATTTGATGTTTCCACCGAGTGGATGAAGACCATCAGGATGTGCACCTACATAAAGAGTGTCCATGCTGGCGGGCAAACTAAACGCTACTGTGCTTGTGTTTACAGTGCCATCGATGTGAATACTCCTGACATTACTCGTATCATTCCATGTGTATAGAAAATTGTGGCTTGCATTGTCCCAAATATCGGAAACGGTATGTATTTGATCTACTCCATTGAATGAACTTTTTAGCGAAGTGTCACTATTGGAACGATATAACTGATTTTTTGTATCCCCTGCGGAATATATACCAGCATACGCGCCTTTTCCAGTGATTTCTAAAAACTTGAAGAATATACTTCCTGCGGTTCTATTCACCACAGATGATGAAGCAGTCATGTATTGATTATTCCCTTGAAAGTTCCAACCTCCGCTTGAGTTCCATAGAGATGTTGCGGCCAGCGTTCCTGTATTTGCTGTGGTTCGGTTGCTATCCCATATCGCAGTTGAACCTGTATTGTTGGTCTTTCCATCCCACCAAGAGGTATATCCTTGAACTGCCAGATCATTCGTAACATATCTGTTGCCCCTGATTACTGCATTAGTCAAAGTAAAATCCGACCACGTAGCATTACCACCCGATGCATTTATGATGTATTGGTTTGCCGGAATGCCAGAGCCACCAGATTCTCCACCTGATGTTGTATTGGAGATTTCATATACATGCGCTGCATATCCATCAAAAGTATCAGTGAATACACCATTTGTTACAGTTAGATTCTTCCCTATTGCTGCGCTTCCTTCCAGTTCTAACCCTATTGTTTTAGCATACCTTGTCCCTGTTCCAGCTAAGTCAGTGACATTTATTTGTGTTGTGGTCTGATTCATGTCTTTATTCACAACAACAAGATATGCAGTTGTACTATTCTTTACCTTCAACATATAATTAAAGTGTTTAACATTCCAGTTGGTATTAGCATAATAATAATTGGAATTGTTTGTAAATGTTACTCCGGTGGTGTTAATATTTGATTTAGTTACATCCCCCCATGACTTCGAAGTTGAGTTTATAAATATCCAATTAAAACTATGTAATTCTCTTGCTAATTGATTTACATAAGTAAGCATTGATTTATTTGACCACATACCACCCCATGAATTGTATGAATCTTTATCTCCAAAGGTAGTCATACCTTTTACCCCCATTGCAACCCATAGATAAGTCTGTGATCTTATTGTTGCATTTGTGTCTTTATATCCATTATAAGCCGTATTACCATTTGTATGTGCAAATCCAAGAATGGGTTTATCCCATGTTTCAATATTTCCAATACCAGCCAATCCCCACTGCTGACTTCTCGATTCAATACTGTATAAATATTCTGTTGCTTTATAATCTACATTATCATAACGATGCCATTTATCTACATTAAAAACATCACCTAAACTTTTCCAGTATGTTACTTGTCCATCAGCATTCCAATCGCCCATTAAAGTCATAAAAAATAAGAAACCAGTATTATTAGGTTCTCTTGCTTTTACATTATTATATTGAGTCTGAACAGTAGAATATGGTATATCATTATAATCAGGTTCATTCATAGGTATTGTACCACCGTATTTGGTAAGGTTTTTTCGCCAGTAATAACCAACACTTCCAGGAGTATTGTTTATAACTGGAGAATCTTGCGCATACCCAAAAAAGTAAATACCAGATGCGTTTAAAAGATTATCATTATTATTCACGCCATCATCCGAGCCATTTAACCAGCTTCCATAATGTTCAAAATTTACATAATCTATATCCGTTAGATTTGCCAATGACTGGGCACATGTTTGACCAGTACCATTAAAGTCAGAACGAATACACGGAGAGCCAGTACCAAACATAAATGTCTTTACTCCGTCTTTTTCAATAAATTTATCAGTTGAATTTACATAAAGTCCTGCACTCGCTCCCTGCGCTAAAAGAAGCAAAACTATTAACGAAATAATCAAAGGTCTAATTTTACCACGAGTGAAAGGAGACGTAAATTCCATAAATTATCCTCATGATCTTCTTGTCTGAACTGCCGCAGTTACCTGTTTAATGTTAGTAACTGAAATAATTGTAGCGTTCAACCAGTCGCCTCTATTGAACGAGTACGGGGTACATGATGTTGTAGCATCTGTTCCATCTGTAATAACTACGCTGCAAATATAGGTGCCCAATGTCTTGTTGGTAAGAGTTATGTTGATACTGCCTGTTTGAACAGATAATGCTGACAGTTCTGTAATCACTCCATTATATTTTGCTTTTCCATACACGAATTCACCGGCAACAAGAGCATTTGTCCCGTTGTTGAACGAAATATCAAATCCTCCATACTCGAAACTGGCGTTTTGTGCATCCTGCTGCTCTTGCAAGCCGTCCACCTGCGATATGTGTAGTTTTGCTTCATTGGTTATTGCATTGGCTGCTCCAATGAAAAATAGCAGCCCCATGATTAATATTATATGGCTTTTCATCTTGTCCTCATCTCCTAATATAACTCCTGAACGTATTAACGTAACTATAAACGATGTTTTCTGCAACTGCTGTACTCTGAACTGTTACAGTTATCGTTTCGTCGTCAACACCACTATAATTGTCACTGCTATTGAAGTTCCAGTAGTATGTCCCTACGTCTTCAGATACAGTACTCCAATTAAAGTTACCTGTGGTTGTATTAAATGTTCCTTTACTGGCATTTGTACCGTACGTTAAGCTATCTCCATCAATATCAGTTGAACTAATAGTAAAGTTTAACCACTGACCTTCATCTACATTCTTGTTGTCGATTGAAGACTGAATTGGAATATTATTTGGAATTGCGCTGGTATGATTCACCCAAGTCTGATTAATATTTCCTGAAATATCAACAGTATGAGTTGAAATTGTAGTTACATTATGTGCATCTGCTATAAGGTTATAAAAGTCAACAGACTGATTCAAGACAAAGATTCCATTAAGATAAATCATTGTATAATTAAAATCGTTATCAGTTGGGTTAGTCCAAGTCCAATTATGATAGAAATTATCGGTTGCATTCGTTAATTCTGTTATACTTGCTGGAGAGGTTATATCTTGTACCGTTAAAGTATAAGTTTCTGTACTGTTCCAGTTACCTGCATTATCGAAAGCATACCAACGATAACCTACTACAGTTCCTGCTGTTGAATTTAATGTTTTGGTTACATTAGCCCATTGTGGTGTTGCAGTCCAATTCACAGCAGAATCATTAATCCACGAACCAGTATTGTTCGTACTGAATATCCATTGACCAGCAGGATGCAGAGCTGTTTCATCATTATAATAAACTGAAAATAATGTTGGCTGTCCTGCTATGGTCTGATTGTGTGATGCATATGAGTAAGTTGGAGGTGTGGTGTCTCCACCACTTACAATCTGGTCAAAGAAAGTAATTTGAGATAGTGAAGGGGTTAATGTTCCATTTCCGAAAAACCAAATGTATGTGTCAGTATTAATGTATTTTGTTCCTAATGCCCACGATTGATTTGATGTTACGTTTGCAGGTGACTCAAATGATGATGGACTACTACCGTTTTGAGCATACTGCAAACTTGTATTTGAATTTGCCTGCCATGTTCCATTTACATCAATCTGATAATTTTCATTTGGTGTTGAGTTATACCAAGTTTTGATGTATCCTGATGAATATTTTGATTGATTTATTGTAAGATTTATTTCGTCATTACTAACAATGCGATAATAAAACCGTATATCATCAATAGTTCCATTAACAAAATACAATGGATTATCTGTAGAACTTGCACCTATCACCGCCATAGATGCTCCGATATTAGTTGGTGGGTCTCCCGAATATGTACCTTCATTTTGGAGTTCTTTCTCAATATATATTTTTCTTTTCTTATTGCCTGACCCTTCATAAGTCCCAGTTATATTATACCAGGTTCCTGTTGTAACAGCATTTAGTGAGCAGACCGCTAAATAGGAGTCTTGACTTGATTGAAAACAGATACGATTATCACTTCCTCGTTTTATTAAGGTCCACGTCTGAGGCCACGGTGATAATTCACTCGTCCTTGAAAATATTACCTGTGTCCCTGTAAGTGTATTGAGTTTTACTCTTACAAAAATTGAAATATTCCCTGTAGTATTGCCAATGTTTGAATTTAGGGATACGTAGTCTCCAACCCCATCTAATCCAAATGCATTATTATACAACCCCACAGCTGATGCATTTGCATTACCTACAAATGTACCTTCATTTGCAGATGTTCTATTGTCATCTTTTGCTGTTCCATCTGCTCTCCAATATGAAATATAATCATCCACTTGCTGCCGAAGTTCAAGATTATTCGTTCCTTGATTAATCGTAAGATTTACTAATGTTGAATTTATGAATTGTGGCGATGTGCTGCCGTTCGTGCTCCAAGATGGGTCAATATCCACTCTCTGTCCAATTGCCATGACCTGATTGTTTTCAAGAGTAAAGTACATTTTTCTGTTCGTATTATCAATGGATGCCGAAGTATTCCAACCGTAAAGATATGAACCATTCGTTTCATTTACGGTGTAAGGCAGCACATCAGTTACATCGTAGATTGTGAAGTTTTTGAAGAAGTCGGGAGTGAACCGTTTTTGAGTTGGAACTACTGTTTGAGCAGCCACTGAATCAATGCGATAAACAAGCCTATATTTCCTGTTCTGTCCTGCTGTAAGTTCCAAATCTTGTTTTATTCTCGTTCCCAAGTTATTGTACGTGATATTGAATTTGCCACCTGAACCAAGAACCATTTCTCGTCTTAATGTATTATTATCTATTTTGACGAATGTATTTGAGATTGGTATTTCTTCCTGCCATGTGCCTTGTCCTGATGTTCGATACGATTCGACATGCCAAAAAGTCCAGGGACTTATTGCAGTACCGTTGTTGGGGTATGCGATCTTATCATAAGCATAAGTCCCGTCCCATACAGTCTGAAGAAGGCCGCCATTCCAGAAGATGTCATACCCTGTGCCATACTGCACCATGTAATTTATATTCTGAGATACGTAAGTGCCATTATAAATCATAGGGTATGTTGTACCATTGATTTCATATTGTCCTGCCGATGCCTGCCCAATAAAAAACAAAGAGAAGACAAAAAACAAGACCAGAGCTAAGCTAACTCTGGGCATATTCAACCTCAATTTTATCACCGTTTCGAGGAGATGAAGTGAAGTTTATGCTTTTCGTTGCAACACTTTCGGTATAAGAGCCCGCTGTAAAGTTAAGTGGTTGTCTCAGTCCATTCACGTAAACTCTTGTGGAATTCACAAGATAATTGGCTGAAAGAGTATAATTTTGTTCTGTTCCTGATGCCGTGAATTGCTCAGTAGATATCGTTGTAAATCCCATCGTACTCGATACTGTGATGTTAGTTCCTGATTGCGTGAGGGTAATATTAGTGCCTTCCACAAGTGAAGCATTTGCGGTTATTACTGGCTGCCCACTGACATTTATACCACCGCCTGTTGATGTACCTGTATTTTGATCTTCTGCACAATTCCACCAGGAGCCATTCCAGATATTTTTATCTGTGCCTGCACAGATTGTAGCATTTACAACTTTCATGAATGTGGTATTGACAAATGCTCGATCTTGTGTATCGTTTGATTGCAAAGATGCAATTGAACTATTCTGAGTATCTTCAAGTCCCTGCAATCCTGTAATGTTACCGATTCCAAGAGTTATCCATTGCTTCAATCCATTCCAGAAAGTGTTTGAAGTTGAACCTGTTATCGTTGGCTCTTTACCAGCTAAATCTGAAATTAGATTCGTTACTTGCGTTTCAGTTATCTGAGCACTTGAATTAACTTCTGTAAGTGTAGTTTTTGAGGTTACTGTATCCCATGTTGCCTCTTTCGAGCCGACTGTGCTATTGGGATAAGTCGTTCTCTCATCCTTGATTACAACATCAGTCGTGCCTGTATATGTCAAAGGACTCTGAGCAATGACTGAAGATACATTTCCTCCTGCTGCCCCGGTTTGATCTGTGCCACAAGTTACAGTTTCCCCATCATCAGATACCAACTTTCCTGTTGTGGCATTGCATACTGGGATTTCTGTATGAAATGATGTATTGAAATTGCTGCCGAATAACGAAGTTAAAAGATAGTTGGGAAGTGAACTGTTCGGGAAGTTACCTGCGTAAGTTGAAATCAAAAGATAATTAATGAGTGATGAGTTGGGGAAATTGCCTGAATATGTTGAAATTGGTAGATAATTTACCAATGAACTGTTCGGAAAGTTTCCTGAATATGTCGATGTATCCAATTTGCCGGAGATAGAATCATTCCTGAAATTAGTCGAGTTACGGAACACAGATCCGTTGAAATAAGAATCGTTTACTTTCAGAGCATCTATTGCCGTGCCCTGCGTAGATATTGTATCGTTCCTAAAATTAGTACCCATGGGGTTTAAGGTAAGTGTGATATCGTCCGTACCTGATGCATCCAGAACGCCAGCAGGAGCGCCGGTAACGGATGATACATTGCCCGCACCACCTGCACCACTACCATAAGAACCATTCTTCAGAAACACTGCTGAGAAGTTGCGGGAATATATCCAACCTTTCTTATTCGAGTACACTTCAAAACCATAATAGTGAGTTCCTTCTGTCTCGTTGAATGCCATCTCATATGCGCCAACCTGAGCGTACACTGACTGAGTTAAGTTGAATCTACCCAATGACATGCCATCTCTCATGAACCGCCCGTATAGAGGCGCAGTGAAGTTCATCTGTGCTTCCCAAGAAGCTTTCAGGAATGTTATCCCATCTCCTGTTGCGAGGCTGATATTGTGCAACTCGCCATATGATGCCGAGGTTGTATATACTGTGCTGTTTGAAGCAATGCCAGAAACTACGTCATACGTTGCTCCCGCCATTGGTATTAGCAATAACAATGATGTAATACAAAGTATGACTAATTTCTGTAGGTTCACTTTATTGCCGCCTTTGCAACACCGTAACCTTCTTTACTCACAACGTCGGTTCCTATTGCCACAAATAACGCCAGTACATAAGTTGTGGTTGTAATTTCTCCTTGTGTTAAATATGTTGCACCCATGACTAAAGATGTCCCTAAGAGTGCCCCCCTGATTACTGACTTCATTGCTTTATGATAGTCGAATGCTTCATCTTTATCAGATTGTGTTTCATATCCAAGATATGTTCGGATTATTCCACCAAACGCCCCTATTACAAGTAGAATAATTATTGGTTCCATTTCAGTTCACCTTATTCCTGCATTCTTTATCGTGCCCTCTACACCAGCCATTACCTTCATTATCATATGGTCTGGTCATTTCGGGTTGTATGAATGTAACCGTTTTTATTCCTGCTTTCTGGTTCTCTATCTTCCTGAGCCATTCCCTGAGTTGCTGGTAATTTTCCCTATTTCGTCCACTGTTCGTATGATGAATAACTGCATCCTCAAGCGTATCCATAGTCCATCTATCCCTTGCTCCTGCGTCATACGCAGTCAGAGCCACTTTAACAACTTCATATTCAGTCATGTGTTCTCCCGTCCTGAGTTCAGGAGGGACGTATGCACTTGCCGTAAAAGCAAGCATTATTATGGTGAGTATCACCATTAGTTTCTTGTTCATCTATTCACTGCTCCAAATATTGTTAATAACCATGTTGTAAGTATAACTGTAAGCAAACTAAGTACTATGGGTACTATCCACATTGCTCCAGTAATCCGATGCCTCCAATCGCAAAGCGTTGTAATCTCTTTTTTATGATCGTCGAGTCTTGAATGAGCTTTAGTTGCAATAGTTTCAATCGAGTTATATTTAGCATCCCAGTACTTCTCTTGGGATACTGCCCGTTCTTG